GTCCCACCGCCGAGTTGGCGCCGGTCATCACCAGAATGCCGCCCCGAAATTCCTTACTCAGGATGGTGTTGCCCGAATCGCGCGCGCGGGCGGGTTTGACCAGATCGCGCAGCTCCGGCGTTTCATCAATCTGCGGGTCAATGCGCTGTTTCGAGTTACGCTTTGCCAGTTCCACCGTGGGTGCCACCGCCATCATCGGCCCCGGTGCCATATGGATGACATAGCCGATCCAGTTATTGCCGCATTCCGTGCCGCCGATCTGTGCGCCTTTCATGAACACAATCCGCTGCACCGGCGAGTGCGGCGACAGATTATCCATGATCTCCTGAAGGTACGGCGTGCGACTGGTGCGCCACCGCCCTGGCTCGGCGGCGGATTTGGAAGATAGCATCCGGTAACGATCCGCCCACTCGGAGACGGCGAGGAACGATTCTGGCGTTAATCCACTGCGCCACTGGTTCTCTACCGCATCCGCACCTTCGTAAAATTCAGTCGACGCCTGCCCGGAATTCGGCAAGCTCTGAGAGATGCTGTCTGACATAGGTTTCCAGCGTCACATGCGTGGTGTGTGGATCAGCACCCAGCTCCGCTGCCATTTGTGCGGAGACGCGTGCAGGCCAGTTAAGCCATGCATCGCGTTCCTGCCGTCCCAGCTTAAAAACATGTGCCATAACTTTCGCCCTGTCGATTAACTCGCCCTTCAGTTTCTGCAGCCGCACGCGGTTAGTTTGCGCCTTCAAGACTTCGTTCGCAGTGCGCGCCTGCATGTAAGTGGTGCCGCCATTGGTGGGTGCGCCATTTTCTTTCAGCGTATCGCGCACGGCATCGAGCGCCGCATCCGGCACGGGCTTCACCGTTTGCGATCCACGTTGCTGGGCGGCATCAGTATTAATTTTCCACAACGCATCGGCTCTATCCGCATCGATACTGCCATCTGGTTCCAGCCGAATACGGCCTGATTTAATCGCCTTCCTCACCGCCGCATCGCTTACGCCGCGATGGCGACCATAGGCGCGAATCGACATGCCCATTTTAGCCCCCAAAATTCCATGAAATCGCCATGCTCAAGACACACCTCCAGTTAACGTTATAATGCGGGCAATATATTGATAAATAATGCGATTATAAGATTATAAGCGTTGCTATCCTTCGTATTCGAAGCATTCATGCGATTGTCCCATCGGACATTAACCCGAACGCAAAGGAGCATTTATGATCATCCAACTCACCGATAACCAACGCGCCATTATCGAAGAAGCTACTCGGACGAAATATTGTGATGTGCGCGAACTTGAAGCGCTCAAACGCCTTGGCCCACCCATCCGCGAGAATATTATCAAAGGGATGCTGAAGCGTGGTCTCCTTGAAATCCGTCATGCTGACGATGGCGCCAAACTCACCATCGTCAGCGATATGGGCTTTGCCGCCATCGGCAAGGTAGCAAACGAAGAGCCGCCTGTTACCAGTAAAGCCAGCCAAGCACCTGATGCACCAAAACACTCGAAGCAGAAAATCATGATTGACCTGTTGAAACGGGAGGAAGGTGCCACACTGCATCAACTCTCTGCCGCCACCGGCTGGCAGAAACATTCGGTGCATGGTGCGATGGCCGGAGTGCTTAAAAAGAAACTCGGCCTAACCATTGCCTCCGATAAAAACCGCAACGGCGAACGGATATACCGCATCGCCTGATTCAACCTCCGCGCTTGGAATGAAGGTCGGCGAATGTCCGGCCTTCTTCTTCGTGGGTGGCTTCTTTGCCGGTAAATTCCTGCCAGCGGCGAATGATGACATCGCAATATTTTGGGTCGAGTTCAATCAGGCAGGCCGAGCGCCCAGTTTTCTCGCAAGCAATGAGCGTTGAGCCGGAGCCGCCGAACGGGTCGAGGACGATATCGCGGCTCTTGCTGGAATTTTCTACCGCACGCTGCACCAGCTCAACCGGCTTCATGGTGGGATGCAAATCATTCGATACGGGCTTGTTGAAGAACCACACATCGCCCTGGTTGCGTGCGCCGCACCAAAAATGCGCGGTGCCTTCTTTCCAGCCATAGAGGATGGGCTCGTATTGGCGTTGATAATCGGCGCGCCCCATCGTAAAGGTGTTCTTTGCCCAGATGATGAAGGTCGACCAGTGGCCACCCGCTTTGCGGAAGGCACTTTGCAGCGTATCGAGTTCCGATGACGACATGCAGATGTAAATCGCGCCCTTGCATACGGCGACAAAATTGGTGCATGACTCCAACAGAAATTCTTCAAACTCGGCACCAAGATTATCATTTTTGATGGTACGTTTGTTACCGCGCATTTTGTCTTTCGCGGTGGCACCGTAATTCACATTGTAGGGTGGGTCGGTAAATACCATGTCGGCAAGGCTGCCGCCCAGCACGCGCTCCACCGCATCGAGCTTAGTGGAATCGCCGCAGAGCAAGCGGTGCGAACCGAGCAGCCACAGATCTCCGGGCTTGCTGATTGCAACGGCTTCCACCTCCGGCACGGCATCGTCTTCGGTTGCACCAACTTCTGTCATGGGGGCGAGCAGTTTATCCAGCTCGTCATCGCTGAAGCCCATGATATCGAGGTTAAAATCTTCCGCTTGCAGGTCGGTCAGCTCCAGCCGCAGCATTTCTTCGTCCCATCCGGCATTCATGGCGATGCGGTTATCGGCGATAATCAGCGCGCGCTTTTGCGTCTCGCTCAAATGCGCGAGCATGATGGCGGGGACTTCTTTCATGCCCAGCCGCTGCGCCGCCAGAAGCCTGCCGTGGCCAGCGATGATGCCTTGGTGCTGATCAATCAGGATTGGATTTACAAATCCAAACTCCGCGATGGAGGCCATGATCTGTGCGATCTGTTCATCCGAGTGGGTACGCGCATTGCGCACGTAGGGAATCAGCCGCTCGATGGAATAGCTGGTGATGGAAAGATCGGTCATGGTGTTCTCAAGGTGCGAACCGAGTGCGAACTGCGAACCCGGATTTTATATCTATCGCTAAAAAAGTGGCGCGGCTTTGCCCCCCGCATACGGTTGATCGCGGGGGAGGACCCGTGGCTTGCCGATGCGACGTGTATATGCGGGAGATGGGCGGAAAGCCGCGCCTAGCGGCAGGGAGTAAGCAATAAAAAACCCGCTCGATGAGCAGGTTGCGTAGAAACAATTCTTGGATGATGTAAAAATACATAGCATCTAGGTGCACCTACTGTCAACGGTTAGGTTCGCGCAAACTTCTAAACGACGCTACCAGCTCGTCCAGCGCCTCGCGCAGACGGATCATGCCGTAGCCTTTGCGCCAACGCTTGATGGCTTCGTAATCGTTTAAGCATTCACCGTGGCAACAGATCTCCTGCACCATCTTGCGTGACTCGTGATTCAAACGGCGCATCAATCGTTCATGCAGGTTCAGGGCTTCGATCTGTATCTCCAGCGGGTACGCACCCACGTTGATACCCTTGTCAAACACCATCGGCACCAGCTCCCGCGACATGCGCGGCTGGGCTTTCTCGTAGTTGCATGCAATGCGGTCAGCAGCGCGGTACTGCGCATCACTGATGCCGCGCCGGTTGTTTTCGCCAACGTTGTTTTCCTCATCGATCTTGTAGAGGCGGTGATATTTATCGATGGGGCGTTTATCACGCACGCGGGTGGCAGTAATCTTGCGGTCAAGATACACCGTCTCCAGCCGTACCTTGGCCTGAAATTCGGGCGTGCCGCGATCCGCCTCCAGTTGGATGACAGGCGCTTGTTGGCGTGGTTTGCGTTGCTTCTTGCCCATCACCGAAGCCCCATTGCATAGACTTCTTTGGCAAAATACTTCCAGCTGCGCGGCGGCTCACTGTGCGTCTGTAGGTTACGCACCAGCAGCTCGGCGATGACGGGAAGGATATGCTGGAATGGATCGATGCCGCTATCAATCCATTGGCGGATGATTTCGTAGTCACCGGGCGGCTGAAGTTTATGTTGCGTGAATATTTCCACGAGCTTGGCACTGAATGCCCCGGCATCCTGTTCACTGAACGGATGGCGAAGTTGTCCACAATTTCTGCCGAGCCTATCTGATCTATTGTTCTTAAATTTAGATATAGATATAGATAGCAGATGCGATGTGATGTGGTTTGCATCCGCACTCGCATCTGCAAACAGTGATGGTTCGGATGCGCTTTGCATATGCGGCGGCGATGCACCCGCATAACTCATATCATT